GGGTTTCCATCGTGTTTGATAGCGTGTTTCAAAATAAGTTGTTCTGTGGTTTTAGACGGGTTTGACAACACCGCCATACCTTGCCCTACCTTTTTAACTGGCAAGCCCTCAGCGTATAAATTAGCCACCAGCGCGGCAGAGTTGTACGGGTCGTAACCGATTTCTTTCACATCGTGTTTCAGGCATTGTTGTTTTATAAATGCCTCAACTTCGTTCAAATCAATTACGTTGCCTTGCGTCAATCTCAAAATGCCGCTTTTGTGTGCTTGTTCATAAATTGAGCGATAGTGATTCGGAATGAATTGCAGCGATTCCTCTGGCAAAAAGAATTGGAATTGTGCATAAAAATCTTCCTCACCATACCTGTGCAACGTCACAACTGCGTTCAAATCTCGCGTGTGTGCCAAATCGAAACCAATAAAAGTTGATTCAGGTTTTTCCTCTGGCATCACGCCAATTGAATCATCCCAATGTTGTCTGTCAATCCATGCGCTATTAGCTGAGACGTAAATGTTCAGCGTTTTGCACAAAAACTCGTTGAGTGACGCTGGTTTGTGTCGTGCTTCCTCGGCGCGTTGTGCAATGGCTTCGTCAAAAACCGATATGCCGTGCATTGGGTTGGCTTTTTTCCAAACCTCTGGCTCGTGCCAATCGTCTTGTGGGTCAAGTCCATACAACAAACCAAACCACCGCGGATTGTCCTCGGCTTCGCCATTTATCATGGCGCGATACAAACTCATGTCTTCAAAAAACTTGGTTTCTTTGGTGAAACTCGCTGTTGTGATGTAAATCCTCAGCGGGTTTGCCCTAGCCACCATACCAGAGTGCAAAACTTCAATGGAATTCCTGTCCGTGATTTGTGCCGCCTCGTCAATGATGACACAACTCGGGTTTTTACCGTCACCCGTTTTTTTGGTGTCGCGGCTCAACGCTTTGAACATGGATTGAGTGTCACCAATTTTTTTGACCTCATATTTGCTCACAGCGTAGAGGCTTGCCAACTCTTTGGGCATATTTTCAATAAACCCTTTGGCGGCATCAAACACAATAGTCGCCTGTTCGCGGCTTGTCGCCAGCGTGAACACTTCTGCACCCTTTTCGCCGCACAACAACTCATACAACGCGATAACCGCTGTCAGCGTAGATTTGCCAGCTTTCCGCGGAATAAACAAAATCACATCAGTGACCATACGGCGTCCGTGATCTTTTTTAGACCTGAACCCGTATATGGCACAAATGAACAACACCTGAAAAGGCTCTAATGTTATTGGGTTGCCAGCATCGGGACCTTTCGTGTGTTTCAACGATGCCGCAAAATCTAAAACGTGTTGTGCGTAATCGGAGTCAAAAATCCAACCCCATTCTTTGTTCTCAAGTTGATTGATAAATCTTTGGCAAGTGAGTTGCACCGCCCGACACACATTTATCTCGCCTTTACAAACCGCATGAGCGTAAACCAATCCGTCTTGCCATTTCATCCTTTAGGACCTCGCAAGAATTTAGCCACATAGCCGTTTTCCTCTGGTGCTTGTTTTTCCAAACGGCTTTTTGGTGTTAAACCCAATTCATTCATAATTTTGATTGCGTTTTTCATAGCCTCGTTTGAAATGGCGAGGTATGGATTTGGCGCGAGCGTTTTACCATCGTTGATTTTCACAACCAATGGCACTTTGCTTTGTTGCGCTCTGGCGTTCACATAAGTTTCTATTTGGTCAGCCAACATCATTAATGTGTGTCGGTCTTGTTCGCTGCCAATGCCATACACATCGTGCAAGTACTCAGCGGTTTCTTCAATGAATTTTTCTCGTGTGAAATGGCTCGGGTCGTTTCCCCATTCAGCGAAAGGAATACGTTTTTTCAATTTTTCAGGCAACAACGTACCAGCGTTCATGCCTTTCGAGCCGTGAATCAGATGTATTTCAGGTGGCAATTTGTTATTCGCCATCTTTTTCCCAATAATTGTTAAATGCTTTCAACGGGTAAAACACTAATGTGTTGCGGTATCCATCATCTTCTGTTGGGCGAATTGGTGTCACACCGTGCACGTTTCGCCACGCAGGGTACACCAACATAGAGTTGTCGCGGGAATCTACGGTTGCGCCGTAGTCTGGCACAGTTGTGTTTCCGCCTCTGGCGTTTGTGCGTTTGGCAATAATCACATTTACGCAGCCCTCCAAATTACCAGCGTCACGATGGTAAGCAGCAGCAATGTTGAAATTGGAAATTGAACTGGTAAACAATCGCCCGAAACGCCATTGTGGTGGCACTTTTTCTTCAATAATTTTGCGTTGAGTTTCGTAAATCTCAGGCGTGATTTGTTTGATTTTTTCCTCTGCCTCGTGACATGCCAACAACATAGCTTTGACAAAAGTTTTCGCCGTACTCACCTGATGTACGCTGGACATGGTCGGATATGGTCGGCGCATGTGAGGTTTTGGCGGCACAGACCCAATGATTGTGCTGTACTGCAACACTTCGCTGCTTTTGTCGTGCAACCCGCTAGAGCGTTTCATTTCGCTTTTTGGCACTCGTTTCGACAACAATTCGGCATTGGCAATTTCCACAAATTGTTTCAACTTACCGTCAATCCCGCTGAGATAAAACCCAATCGGTTTCCCGCCCACAGTGAATATGCAATCCTCGGTGACGTTTGGCTCAATGTCGCCGCATTGGTCGCCGATTTTCACGCTGTGTTCAACTTGGGTCAATTCTAGGGTTTTCATAACGCTTTTAAAAACTCGTTTTTCAGTTCAGCTTTGAAGTCCCTGCCTTTAAACATTTCAATCTGTTTTTCGCGCAGAGTGTCGTACTTTTTCAATTTCTCAGCTACATCCGCTTGGTCGCTCACCGCGAAAGCGTCATCCCAATAACCAGCGGAATCCAGCGTTTTTTTGGTTTTAACGTCATACAACATCAAAACTTTCGCGCCAATGGTTTCATAAAACCTGTTCGCTGGTGTCATTAGCGTTTCGTGTGTAGCGTCATCTTCAATGTAAATTGACGACTGAAACAAAGGCAACACCTTGCGTATATCTCGGTCGCCCTTGTAGACTTTCATTTTGCGGTTGATGCTATGAAAATTCTCTGCGTTCCGCGCTGAAGTGGAAACGTGCAACGGGATTTGATTTTCGCTCAACCAATGTTTAAACGAATTCAACCTGTCAGGTCTGTAAGACCCGTAGTAAAACATACCGCTGTGTTTGTAGTCGCGTTTTTCACCATCCCAATGCAACAATTTGTTGAAGTCCATGTAAACATGGTTTGGCAATTTGTCTGTATTCGAGTATTGGGCGAAACGCCTGAACTTCGGGTCTTTACGCAACCAATAAAACGTGCAGCCCATTGTCAGCACATAGTCGTTACCAATCCAAATCACCTGTTTCGCTTTACGGCACAAAGCCACAATTTCGTTGCGAAAGTCGCAAAATCCGTAGTTAGTGTTTATCAAAAAAGCAATGTCAATTTCATAATCCCACGCTTTTGTTGCCAAAACTTTGTCGTCAACTAGGGTTGCGTTAACCGTTGAAGCAATCCATGTTGCCAGCTTGTTTGAAGCTGTGATGCTGGTTTCGGTGCATTTGCTACCGTTGATAACGATGTGCATTACAAACGGTCTTTTTCTTTACGCAGGGCATCCATGACCAACCCGCCAACGTATGCGCCCTGATTGCGCCAAAACTTCACCAACTCCTGCGCTTCGGTGAAGTCGTCAATGTCAAATTCGATTTGAATCGCTTTTTTAACTCCGTCAGACATTTCGTTCAATTTGTCATCTAGGTTTTCCTCGTCTAACACAGAGTAGTCAATGTCGCGCTGAATCAACTCGCTCGGGTCAAAAGCCAAAATGTCAATGTCAAAACCAGCCGCCTCTAAATCCGCTACTTCCAAAGCCAAAATGTCTTTGTCCCAACTGGCGTTGAGCGCCAATTTGTTGTCCGCGATGATGTAGGCTTTTTTTTGCTCGTCAGACAAACCTTGCAATTCAATGGTCGGCACTTCCGACAGTCCAAGCACCTGAGCCGCTTTGAGCCGCCCGTGACCCGCGATGATGCCTTTGTCACCGTCAATCAAAATAGGGTTAGTCCAACCGAACTCCTGAATGCTTCGCACGATTTGCGCCACTTGCTCGTCTGAGTGGT